TTCGCATTTTCGCTCATTTCTTTTTCCTGCGGCTGCCCCGTTTCAAAGTATCATGGGGCGGCGATTCTTTCATCGTGTCAGCGATGAAATGCTTCGGGAATGTCTTAATCAGATATTCCCCCGTTTCCTCATCGACATCTGCTATCTGCCCGTCAAGCAAATGCAGGCCCCGACCAATGTATGCAAACATACCGGGGCCAGCCATGAATTTGACTTTCATCACAACTCCAATCTCAAAGGGGCTGAACATCCAGCCCCTTCGGCTTATAGCGTCGGCACGTTCAGGCCGACAACCTCTGACGGCTCAGTCGAAGTAATGACTTTCTGGATATCCGTCCGGTGCCAGGTGATGACATCCCAGATATCGAAATGCGGATTCCGCACGACTTCGGTAGTCATGGGCCGCCAGATACCGCGCCGGTGAGCATCGGTATTGACAACCAACTCGATGGTCTGGCTATTACCCGTTCCGGTATATGCGCCGGTGGAATCGAGAGTTGCCAGAATCCATTCAGACAGAATGAGCGGTCTGCCGAATGCCTGGGCGACCTGACCGTTGAAGATTACCGCAGCCGAGCCTGCTTTGTCGATGGTGCTCATGTAGTCCTTGCCGATTTTCCCCATCCAGTTGAGAAAATAGGACTGAACCGACGTGATGATCGGCGTCTTTGTCGGATCAACCGCATATTTTCCCATCAGAGAAAAAAGCTTGATGACATTCTCGAAACTGAACGTTCCGAGGTCCATCGTACAGGTATTCGTGCTGTTGTTGTGGGCGAGCACCCGTAACCCATCACCGCAATAACGAATGTCCGTTGAGGCCGGAGAATCGCCGGAATCGAGATCGGTGCCGTTGGCATTGTCGCCGGAAATCCACCATTTATCCAGTCCACGCGCAAAACCGATAGACGATTTCCCGAATACATAATCGAAAATCTCGATCATCGAGTCCTCGGTCATCTCACCGGAAAGCTGAATCCGGGTACGCAGTTTCTCGGCGCTGAACTGAACCTGATCGGTGCCGGGCGTTTGTTCGGTCGAATCGGCCCGCGCCGTCTGAACAGCTGTTGTCTGCGTCATACGCGTCGGCAGAATATCATCACCTTCAACGTTGATGTATTCCGACGCTTCCCGCATACGGAACGACTGGAACAACTGGTCCACCCGTGAAGCCAACCGTATCTTTCGGATCAGCTCTGTCGAATATCCGACCGGAATGAAATCGGCGCCCTCGGCATCGGTCGCCGTATCCATTGCGAAACGATGAGCCGAACGATTGAGCGGATCAGCGATTTTCATTTTGGAAAACCGTTCAGGATCAATGATCATATCGCGGTCGCCGCGTCCTTCCTGTCGCTGCGGGTTTGTGAACTGATACCCAAACAGCGCCAGATCGCTCATATTGCGGAACTCCGAGATCTGATCGAACCTGTCCTTGGTGAACATCCGCTTGAGAATGCGATCATCTGTAAAAAGAGCCTGTTGCGGCGTGATCGGCAAATCGTTGCGCTCACCGTCGCCAACGGCACGCTCCATCGCTTCTTTCTGCATCTTGCTCAGATTCTCGACGGCCTTGGTATAGTCGTCGGAAATCCGATCCAGCACTTCCTTGAATTCCGCCCGCGTCTTTTCATCTTGCGAGCGGTGGTCCTCGACGATCTTTTCCAGGCGGGCAATCTTCTCAATCGCCTTCGGATCGATAGAGCCGAGGGTTACTTTCAGGCCGTCAAGTTCATCTTTGACTTCCTGAAATTCTTCCTGTGTGATCGGTTTTACTTCCGGCATATTACGCCTCCTTGTATTGCCCGCCGCCTCGGGCCTTTTCAGATTAAAAGTTTGTGCGATTTCAAAAACGGCCTCCTCATCACGCCCAAGATTGACGACAGAGAGATCAAATAGCTCAGTGACTTTCGTCACCTTGTAAGCTCCGAGCTGTTCGTCGTAGTCCGGCGATTCCATGAAAAAGCCAATTGAAAATGACCTGATGGGGTTAGCCTCAATCTGCTCAACGATATCTTTACCCTTGCCTGCAGGCCGGATAATAACTTCGGCGTAAAGCCCATCATCCCGAATTTCCATCTTCAGCGTTTCACCGATGGCATATTCCCAATCGTCGTGAATCTTAAAAACAAGAGGTTTCTTCATGTATTCATCGATGACATCCTGGCTGATGGCATCCGGGGCAAAGATGAATTTCGGCTCACCGACTTTCGGAAATATCCGGTTGAAAGTAACAGCCATGCCTCTAAGTAGAATTGCGCCTTTATCCCATTTGCCAAATTCCGCTTTTGCCATTCGGCTGATGCGGAATTGATTGTCGTTTCTGATTATCAGTGTATCCATTACAGAATCCTGTAGATGGCGCCCAAAAAGGGGGCTATCTCGCTATCATCCGACAATAAGTTCGATATACAATCTGCGTCGTGTCATCGAGAGACGCTGCTGGTTGTTGATACTTGAAGGTGATCCGACCATATAACACGTCACCGATACCAGCTGTCGCGGGGATTGTAAATTTAACACCGGCATTCCCCGTCGCCCCATTCGCCGAATATGTCATCGATTCAAGGGTACATGCGACAAGAGCTTCTTCTCCTGCTCTGGCATATTGAGTCGCCGTTCCCCATAGCTGTTTGAAGGCCGTGTAAATGGTCAGGATCAAAGTATCGTTGCCAGTCGTATCGGGTGCATCTGCCGTTACGCTATTACCGACACTGTCAAGATCGACGGTATCGATGTACGCCTCAAACCAGCCAGTGACGACCGACACATCATATCGATCCAAATCAGAAAAGTAAAATAGCGGTGCGCCGCTCGAATCTTCAGCGCCGGATTCGGTTGTCCCGGTCAGTGAATCGATTCGGGTCACAACCGCAGCCGATGAATCGACGATGAATGAGTCCGTCGTATGTACATTGGAATACTGCAGGACGGCCTCACCCGCAAACGTACCCGGCGCCATGACGATGGCGATCAAAAATAACAAAAGCAACTGTTTCATAGTGCCTCCTATTCAACCGGCAATAATGTACACCGGCAATTGATTACATTGGCGGCTGAGCCATTGGGATCGCCGGGCGCCATTAGCATCTCACCGCCTATATTGAAAGGTTGATCTATATCCACAATTTGGCCATCGGCTGCAGCATGGTCATCACGTGTCGCGCCATCAAGCGATGCCATCCATTCTTTTTTCTTAACGCCCGCCTGACGGTATCCCTCCTCTGCGCCGGTATTCATCACCCCAGCCATTTCCGTTCGAGCGATCATCTCCGCTCGTGTATATCCATATTCTTTATAAAGCGAGTGGATTTCCTTGATGAGTTTCGATTGTTCCCATTGATCCGAATACGCCTGTTCAAGTAATTTCTTGATATCGGCAAACGTGGCGTCGTTGATCTTTTTGGATCGATTCATTAGAGCCTGAATCTTTTCTATGACACGCGGATTCGTGATATCGAATGCTGTATTCTTGCCGGTCTGCCCAATAGCGGCACGTCCGGCCCGGCCCATTTCCGCTTTGAGTAATGGTTTGATTTGTTGCGCAAGTTTTTGATTCTCGTTGTCGAGATCGAATAGCCCGTCATCATCATTCGCAAAATAAATCCGCGACATGAATTGACCCTGATCCGTGTACCGCCTCAGACTGGCAATAAGCCGTTGTCTCTGCCCGTTGAAATATTTCTTTATTGCTTTTTGGTATCTGGCCTCACCCGCCTTGGCCCGACGGTCAAAAGCAAACCATTCCGCCGCCCGGTCAGGCGGCTTTCGGGGATAGAGGACATCGTCGATGTAAAACAATTTTTGCTTCTGATTTTGCCGGTTCGTTTCTTCATCGGGATCATAGGCAATCCCCATACTCGGTAATTCGTCGCCGCCCTCAATCGGTTCCTTGCCGATTTCTTCACGCGCTTCATTGACTGTTATGTACGGTTTACCGGTTGCCTGTCGAAGCCGCTGAGATTGCTGTAACGCATCCTCCTGCAAAGCTGAAACATTGGACACGTCAAACTCGACTTCCATTCTCTCATCCATCCAGAATCGATCCAGTATTTGATGCTTGATGGTCAATTCTATGAGACTCAAAAATGGCCTGACGGTATTCTGCCAAAATCCTTTCTCTTGAATCAGAGCATTCGCATAATTGGCGTATTCGTATATTCCGCCGACTGAAGGCGGGATGCCGCATCCGGCGTATATTTGCTCACGGTTGAATTTGACCAGCTCGCCGAAAGCCATGTCTTTTAGCTTTGAAGGCCGTTCGTGGATTTCAATGCCGCCAGGAATTAACGGGGCCTCGCCCGCTTTTTCCGCCCCACCGCTTTTAGCGTGAACAGATTCGAGAAACACCTCGCGCTGCTCTTCAGTCAGACCGTCAAGAGTCTTATCAAGGAACATCAAATCCTGCAGCAGCCCACCGCCGAAATGCTTCTCATGATACCGCAGTGCTTTCCGGCTTGTTCCCATTTCATCGCGGATGGCATCAACCAACCCAGCACCCTTAAACGGCGTCCGCATATCGTAGAGCTTAAAATGAACAATCTCCTCCAACTTGAGAGGAATCGTCCTATGCTGACTACGGTAATTGTAGCCTATCGGGATACCCTTCTGATATCTAATAGAAATAACATCCGGCACGACCGGCCAGATTTCTTTCGGTTCCCAAGGCGGCTGTATTCCATCCGGGCCGAGTCGCCAATGACTTTCACCGTCAATCATCAAGCCCTGAATAGCATGGCGCAATAATTCATCAAATCTCAACACATCATTGGGCCGCCTAATCAGGGTAAGGAAATCATGTTCCTCTATATCGTCCTCATCCTGTTTCAATTTAATCGGCAGACCACAAATGGCATCACCGATGATCCGCACTGCCCGTCCGAAATTGACATCGATTCGGTCCGCACGCTTGGAATCGAATTTGCCGAAATCCCATACATAGAACGGATACCCACCAACGGATATCACGCGCTGAATGACATCAGGATTGGACCATGAGAATTTCCGGGCTGCGTCAATTTCCTTTTTGGTCGCTTTCTTTATTTCGAGACCGAAGATTTTCATACCCACTCCACCTTGTAAGACCGCCTTCCGAATCCACACATCTTAGCCGCCTGATGACAATAGCAATCGGCGAGGCGGTAATGATCTGGTTGTCCCTGTTCATCCCATACAAAGGCCGGGGGTTTACGCTTGATATCAAGTATCCGTACCGGTGCCAGCATTTGCGAAAGCCAGTCCCCTCTATCCAGCGTCCGCCAATCTTCGGGCAATTCAACTTTGCGCTCGATATAAGCCGCCGTCGCTTCATCGAGGGCACGAGTACGATTGACCTTTATGAGCTTTTCGTCTTTGTTGATTTTCATGTCGGCCACAGACGTATCGGGGTGGAAATCACAGGCCCATCCGCCGCGGTTCTGAGAAATGAATTCCATGACCTTGTGCATTTCCGGGCGGGCATCCACGACATAAAGCCGAACCTTGTATCGCTTCAGAATCACGGCCAGATCATCAAAATTCGGAACATTCCCGACATAAACCATGCGTCGCTTGCCGTTTTGCAATGAATCAATCTGAATATGAAGAACCTTACCGACATCCACACCGGCAACACACCCCTCAGCCGTAAACGGTAACTGATATCCAGCCAATGCGCAGGCAGAAAAAATATCAAGCGATAAAGACTCACCCTCACCGCTATACGGTAGACCAAGGTCGGAATTGTAAAATCGCTGCATGTCGGTCGCATTAGTACGACCCCTCAAATAAGCCGCATACAATTCCGCCATTGTCGCCTGTCGAGTAAACAGCTTCGAGATATGATAGCCGGAGATTTCTTTATCAGGACGCTCGGCGATCCATTCACCTGGGCCGAGCCGGTCAATTTCTTTATGACAGGAACGGCATACCGGGAGGGGGGCGCCGTTCCCGTCAGTCGTGAACGGAACAGAGGACTCCTGATCAATCACATTATCAAACCACGAAAGAGACTGCCAAGCATTGCAGGCGTGACATTTTATGTTCCATTCTTTTTTGTCCGATTCCTGATATGCCAGATCAATGCCGTATTTCGGAACGGTGGGATTTGATATTTGGATCTGCGACGGAATGAAACCAAGCTCACCAGAGGCGCCAAGCCTGTCCTGTGCATACTTGATATTGTCCTGATCGCACATATCCAACTCATCATAAAATATCGCATTGGCGGGATATTCCCGGAATGAAGTCAAGACATTCGATCCAACAAAATTTACCGACCCCTTCCAGAAGAATTTCAATCCCCGATTATCGGTCCCCCTTGCCCCCGCCTCATAAACAGGGACTTCCTCAATGCGCCGATCAAATCGATTCGGCACGAATTTATTCCGCATTTCCAGAGTCGGCAGGATATAGAGAATCGACTTGCCGCTCATCAATTGAGCCATCACGCTGATAACGGCATACTCGGAAATTCCGCATTGAGTTGATTTCAAAAAGACCTTATTGGGATTCTTGTCCTGATAGATCGGGACCAGCCATTTACGGCCCATAAACGACATGGGGTTGCCGTATGAATTCCGATGATGCTCAACGGCGATATATAATTCAGGCCACTCAGAAGCGAGTGCTTCGGCCCTCTTCGCTTCGTAAGCCGAAGATAGCGTCCCATTCTGTATTT